TATTTTAAACTTATCAAATATCTTATAAGCATACAGTGGACTTGCTTTAGAGTATGTTAAGGCACTCTGTACATCGTTAGTCCAGAACATCTCGATTGGTGATACATTAAAGTGTTTAAGTATCTCCCTATCTAGACAGTACTGTCCCCAATAGTCATCATCAGTCTTAGTAAAATATTTACGTTTAATACTAATGATTGTATTAGGTGTACTAATTTTCTCTGGTCTAGGTCTATTGAATCCATTCTTTAGTTTGGCACCTGTCATCATATCAGACCATATCTTCTCCAATGCCTTGTTATAGGTTATATTGAATATGCTACGGACTAATGAGACAACGTTACCGCTCTCTCCAGTGGCAAAGTCTTTAAACATTAAATCCCCTGAACGAGATTTGAATAGACTCCATGAAGGATTCTTATCATCTCGAAGAGGGGAACTAATGGGTTTATTTAACTTAACTTCTTTACCTATATAATACTTGTAAATATCAAATGGATCTAAGATCCTCAATATCTTCTCTAGTGTAACATCATCTGTTACCTTAGCGGTATTATACGTCATAGTTAAGTGGTTTTATATTAGAACGGCAAATCGTCTGGCTCAGTGGCCTCGGTTTTTGCAGTTGATGTGGCCTGATTAGCTGTGTTATTATCAAACGGGTTCCCTTGTTGAGGTCTCTCAACGTCCGCTTGTGTCTTAGTCATCTTGTCGATAGACAGGATCTCCAGCTTAGTATTTTCAGGACTTACTTCCATTGTTTCAATGAAAGGAACGTAATTAGGTAATGATGTGTAATTGTTAAATGAATATACAACCTTCAGTCTTACCTTCTTACCTTTATAATTTTCACCTAAGAGTGCAATCGTAGAATCACAGAACCCTTTAAAGTCTGCTGAATCTATTACAAATACATCCTCAGATATAAATTTAGTTACAATATGTTTAATACGTTTAATCTGGTTCTTTTGCTTGTTAGCAAGTTTGTCAGGATCTACATCCCTAGGTTTCCACTCCGTATGAGAAAGCTTTTTACCTTCCAGTTCGAAATGAAATACCATAAATTCATTACCTGCATCAGGACTAGTTTTATATTCTACTCCTGTTAACTCTGCATTTTCGTGAATGCCTACATCCAAAAAATTGGTTGTTCTGGCTTCAGAATCAACGCTTTTATCTACTTTATACATGTTTGTACTCCTTAGCTATTTAACTTATCATTCATTCTTTCTATGAACACATGGTAATCGTTAGGGATTGCATCGTGTCCTTCTTCTATAAACATGGGTGGGGTCTTAGCAGATGAAGATCCATCGGAATTCAAAGTAATATAATAGTTACGTTTCTTGTCTTCCATCTTCATGTCTGCATAGTGTACAATAGTAAAGTCTTTCTCGACCATACCTTTCCACTCTTTACCTTTAACCATGATGCGCTTCTCAACAGCGCCTGCCTCAGTTTCTACCCATTCATAATGAGCAGATACTATGATATGCTTAGGAAATTTCTTTATGGCAAACAATAGCTTGCCTATTTCCTCGTTATAATAATTCCAAATATCAAAACCGCGTTTAGTCTCTCTTGCAGTCTTTAAAAGACTGTCTAGGTATGCCGAAAAACTATCAAGCACGACTACTTTTATTGAGTCATCCTTAGCATATTCGATAAGTTTCTGATAACATTCTTGCCAATTATTAGGAGCATTATAATGCTTGAATTTGTTAATGAACGGCAATGGCTTAGCTTCAATGTTAATGAAACCAGTTGATTCAGGATTTAAGTTCCTGAATGCCATAGTTTTACCCCGACCAGACATGCCAACTAAGGCGATTTGGTAAGGTGTTTTGTTCATTTTATAAGAATTATAATATTAAAAAAAGCAGTACCCTTGAATTACTAACCGATATTGCTTTCGGGTACGTCTCCGCCCTCGGTGGTAATACAGTTGCTTTTGGACAGCTGTAGTATATGTAATTCTAACCGCTACGACTGGTCGTCTTTTTTTAGGTACTGCATACTCAGTTACTACCTAGTAACTAAGAATCGACGACCGTATCGGTCTTCTGAAATATAATATTTGTTTCGTCCACCATCCTGTATGAATGTGTTACCAAACAAATCGTGTTCGATGTCAAATTGGTGTAAACCAATCTTAATCCAGTTGTCGAAAAATGTTACTTTTTCAGTTGTTTCAACAGGGTCTACTCGCTTATACTTTCGTACATTCTTCGCCTTAAAATAAGGACAGGTTGCTTGGTCTTTAACGCTAACGTTAACTTGTATAACATCCTGCTGACATGGTTGTTGACGCTTAACTGGGCGACGTCTCTTCTTGGGTGCTGCAGTATAATAGGGATTTTCATACCTATTAGCTTTAGCATAACTCTTTATCTTGCTAAGAATAGTATGATAATCAGTTAGAGCATTGTATACTTTAAAAGTACGACCATCTAATGAAAGAAGTTCGTTAGTATTCTTCTGCTTAACAACACGGTAATCATAATCGAAGATAGATTCACAATCACCAACGACGATAACATCATTGAGCTTAATGTTCTTAGCTCTCTTACCGCCAAATTGTGCATCGGCTTCTAACAAACCGTTCTTTTTCATACTACTAATGATGCTACGAATATAGATTTTCGTTTCATCGGTATTAACAACAACAAAGGGTTGTTTTTTAAATTGACTCTTCTTTTTTGAAGAGTTATTAAGTATTTGGATTATATTCATGATATTGTTATGATTTTGAATTAACAATCTTAAGTGTGTCATCAATCTCATCAATACTATTGTACTGAAGATTATTGAGAAACTTAAGTATCTTAGGCTCACCTTCCCTTACCTTTAAGAAATGCATGTATATTCTGTTTTTGACAGGTTCCTTGCTTGGTCCATACTTTTCTATACCTAAGGTTTCAGGTCTATGCAATACTAGAACATAATCAGAAGCTTGAAATAGGGCATCACTTCCAAATAGGTCAGAACGCATAGGATAATGCATTGCAGGATTAAGTATCCTTTCATTACCTTCAACGTTACGATTCATTTGGCTGACTTGAATGATGGTAGTTTTACCAACTTTCTTCTTTTCAATAAAAGTTTTCTGTAACTCGTACAGAGTTTCTCGTTCCCTACTTCCCTGTCCTCCTTTTGTTAAAAGAGTATGGTCAAGGATAACAATTAGGCTCTTATTAGTGCCTAACATCTTTTCTTGAAAAATGTCTATGGTGTTCCCTATCTCCTCAACTGTACCAGGCTTATCTACATAGTAGATGGGGTACTTGCTGATTCTATCCGTATGATCTTTAGCTCGTTGATAGTCATCATCAGATAACTTCTTATAGATATCTAAATTACCTCCATATAACTCAGAGGTAGTCTTTCTCATCTTGTATGATAATTTGCGACCAACCTGTCTGGCTGATAGCATTTCAAAACTGAAAGACAATACAACAAAATCTTCTTTCTTGTTAAGGTCAAAAAGATCTGTTTCTAAACTATTAACGAACGACGATTTACCACTGCCAGATATTCCAGCAATAGTATATATCGTATTTGGTTCAATTCCACCCATACACTGGTTATTAAATTTCCTCCACTTAGTTCTTAAAGATTTGCTAACTCCATGTCGTCTGTCATCAATGTATTTTAAGATTTCAGTGGCTGGCTGTTTAATATGCTTATAAGTGAGAGTTCTATTCGATTGTTTGTCCATACCCAGGTTCTTTTTCTTCTAGAGTAGTATCATCGCTGTCCTCAGCGAGATCTGCATAAGTTTTCCATGATTCAGAAGTTAGCCAAGTAGGCATTCTCTTCATGAAAGACAGTTTGCCTTTCGACTTCTTGTCTTCCACTTCAACTTTTAAACATCGAAGTATAAATTCGTGCAGAGTGGGACTCTCTCTTATAATGTTGTAATATATCGTACGGCATCTCTTACGGTCTACTCTTAGATAGTCATAACTACCATCTGGCCTCAACACTTTGGTTGGGTAAGCATCATACAATTCTTCAAAGGGATCTTTGCTAAAAGTATGTGATTGTGAAAATTTAGGTGTTATGTCGATTGCGTTTAAGCTTATGTTATTACCGGGGGATGCTGATATAAAGCCTGCTTTAAATAAGAGTTCAAGGTCTTTCCTTATAGAAGTATCAGTCCTAGTTATTACTAGGTACTTCTTCAATTCAGGAACCCTATCCTCTCTAACAAGCTTTGCAATAGTGTATTGGTGAGCCGTGATTTTATTTTTTATTAAATATGAAGTATCTATTTCTAATATCATATCACCTATGTTATAGGTCTGATAGTTAGTTGGAGACGTTGTTAACTTAGAAATTAGTTCTCAGAACCTTTTTTAATTTAACTTTATATGTGTTGTCTCTTTTGCATTTGACACTTACTATAATCTCTGTAAATAATATTTCCTTAAACGATTTAACGCTAAGTATGTTGTTTTCTTCAACATCATATCTAACTATACCTCGGATAAGATCCACTTGTTCTTTTACGTTAAAATCGAACAAAGGATTCATTTGTTTAGCTAAATCTATAGCCAATCGTAACTCCCTCTTTGAGGGTCTTAAGTATACGGGTGGTACAGAAGTAGCAATATATTCCATCACCTGTTTTATGGTGACGTTTGGTCTTGTAAAATTTGGTATTACTAGTTGTTCCATAATGATAATTGAGGATTGATAATTTCGTTTACTATTTTCTGAGCTTGGTGTATGTAGTAGCTATAATCTATATTATAATCACCCATGTCTTTCTTGACATAGTCATTGAATATAGTAACTGACTTACCAACCTCGTAATTCGATTGCTTATTAGTTTCTTTATCTACTTTCAGTAGAGTACCACCATTGGTTGAAACATAATAACGTACTGACTTTTGAAGAGTTTCAATTGTATGTTTGCTATTTTTAATATAATGGAATTCGTTTGTAAATTTCTCGTCAATTTTTTTAGCAATACAAAAGTCGTATATGTCACTGTGTTCTTTAATAGTTTTATCTATTGGTATTTCGTTAATAAAGAATTCATATAATGCTATTGAAATAATAGGTTTATCAAATCCTTTTTTCAAAGATATCTCCTTAGAGAAGACACCCTTACTTTTAATATCATCATCAACATCCTGAGCAATATAGTTATTTACGTCTCTTCTTGAATATTGTTTGTAGAAGCAGTACTCTAGGCTAAACCTAGTATCCCGTTCCCACTGTTTACATACAGTATAATACTTATCTAAGTTGTCCTTAGGCACCTTAGTTATTACACCATCTGTGTTAGCAGATATCACTTTAAAACCGTTAAGCACTAATCTTTCGATCAACATCAACATATATAACTGACCATTGACTGTTATTCTAAAAGCAGCCATTGGATCATA